GTTTAGTCGGACTCAAATCCGACTGGCCAAAGGAGCACACAGACTCGGCCGCTCAAGTCATTGCGGTGAGAGCCATACGCCAAATTTGCTACTTGGCGTATAAGCTAGAACTATCATACAGTAAGGAACTGGTGACTAACTTTCTCGATGACTATGTCACTCGAGACAGGGAGTTACCCAGTTTAGGCGAAAGCAGGGATGCTCTATCGCCTGAGTGTCGTTCCGCATTGGAGAATGCGGCGATACTTCTTCACTGGGTGTTAGGGTCGATTGATCCTTACACAATAGTTCCAAAGCACGGTCCTGGCGCAGTAGCGACTGGGGAGAAAGCGCATGAGAAAATGAATTTCAAGCGTTATTATCCCTCACTCGATGAAGTCTACAGTTATGCAGACTACATGTTTGTGAACTACAGTCACCTCTGCGACGAGCTACACGGGCTTAGGCGCTTTCGCACACATAAAAAGATAGTCTCTAAAGTGTGCTTGGTGCCAAAAGACTCGCGCGGGCCTCGCCTAATTTCCATGGAGCCACTTGAAATACAGTGGATCCAACAGGGATTAGGTGCGCTCATTATCAACACTGTTGAGAGTGAGCGTAGCATTACATCAGGGTACGTGAATTTCACGTGCCAAGATGTTAATCGCCGATTAGCCCTGAATGCATCTTATAACGGGAGTAGCGAGACAAATTGTCTTGTCACTCTCGATATGAAAGATGCTTCAGACCGTGTTTCCGCCTGGCTAGTTGAGCAGATATTCCCACCGCATGTGAGCAAATGCTTATTTGCGTGCAGGAGTACCTACAATGCTTTGCCAGACGGGCGTCTGCTGCCTTTAAGGAAGTTTGCACCGATGGGTTCAGCATGTTGCTTTCCCGTCGAGGCTCTCACCTTTTGGGCGATAGCAGTTGGCTCGCTCGTAAGCGTACGCAGAAAGAAGGACCTTGCTGGTCTTCCAGAAGTGTACGTTTACGGTGACGACTTAATCGCACGTAAGTGCGATTACGCCAAATTCCGGCCTATATTCGAAGAACTGCATTTGCAGTTCAACGATGACAAGTGTTGTACCGGTCGATTCTTCCGAGAATCATGCGGGTTGGACGCATTCAAGTTGAATTGCGTAAACCCTGTCCGGTTTA